GGTACAGAAGAATTTCTTAAGATTATTAGATATATAATAAAGGGTGCTAACATTTTTGTTATATCCCATAAATCAGATCTGCATGACAAATTTGAAAGTGTCATAACCTTTGACAAAGTTAAAGGATTTTCACGTATGATAACAACGGAAGTCCAAAGCAAATGAACACTCCAAACTGGCAGCATCATTCTAAAAAGGATGCCAAACGAAAACTTAAACCACAGGCACTACGTGCTTCAAGAGAAAGACGCAGACAGTTGATAAAGCGTCTATTGAACCCCTCCAAAAGAGGGGTTTCGTCGTATAATAGGTTCATAAGCAAAAACATAGATGACAGTTCAGCACGAAATCAAATCCCAACTTGCTAAACTTCTTGCAACAGAAGACCTAATGGTAGAGCATAAGAATGTTGAAACTGCACAGTTCAATGTTCATACTCGTGTTTTACAACTTCCAAATTGGAACACAAGTAATCGTGTGTATGATTCATTGGTTGCACATGAGGTTGGACATGCTTTGTTTACACCTGATGTAGATCCTCCTAAGAGTGTTCCTCATACCTTTATAAACATCACAGAAGATGCAAGGATTGAGAAGTTGATGAAGCGTAAGTATATGGGACTTGCCAAAACTTTCTATAGAGGATATAATGAACTTGCAGATAATGATTTTTTTGAGATAGATGGTAAAGATCTTAATACTCTTAATCTTGCTGATAGGGTTAATCTATATTTCAAAATTGGTTCGTTCGTTAATATCCCTTTTTCATCTACTGAAACTCCGATTGTCAATTTAGTTAAAAATGCAGAAACGTTTGAAGAGGCCATATCCGCAGCAGAAGCGTTATATAATTTCTGCAAGCAAGACGAAGAAGAATCCGATAACGAATCTTCTGGACAGAATCAACAAGTATCTATCGAACAACAACCTTCTCCAAGTGGTGGTTCATCTGTTGGGGATAGTGACACTGATAGCACTGACGATATTGATTCTCCCATTCCTAACACTAATGGCGATGATACTTTGGAAGGTGGGAACCGTGGTTCTAATAATCCTTCTAGGGGCGACGATAGTGTTTCTCCTTTAAATCTTGAGCCAGAGACTCAAACTGTTAATGCGTTAGATAAGAAACTAAGAGAACTTGCTCAAAATAGTACTACGGAAAATGTATATGTTGAGATTCCAAAAATTAACGTAGATAAAATAATTATTGATAATAAAATTCTTCATGAGAGAATTAGAAGGGAGTGGGAAGATTCTGTATTTTCCGAGCATTCTGAATACCTTGTAAGCATTGAAGATGTTGATTCAAAGTATAGAGAATTTAAGAGAAATGCACAGAAAGAAGTTAATTACTTAGTTAAAGAGTTTGAGTGTAAGAAATCTGCTGATGCTTATGCTAGATCTACCACTTCTAAGACTGGTGTATTGAATACTTCTATGCTTCATACATATAAGTTCAATGAAGATCTATTTAAGAAGATAACAGTTATTCCTGATGGTAAGAATCATGGATTAGTATTCATTCTTGATTGGAGTGGATCTATGCAGGGTGTATTAGAAGATACTTTAAAGCAACTTTATAATCTAATTTGGTTCTGTAAGAAGGTTAATATTCCATTTGAAGTATATGCATTTACTTTCAGTTATCCACTATGGACAGAAGAAGATGGTGTTCGTCATTCTGTCTATGAGAAGAAAGAAGGAGTTCTTCAATTGGTCGATAATTTTTCATTGATGCAGTTCTTTACAAGTAATACAAATTCTAAAGATTTAGAAGAGCAAATGATAAACATTTATCGTATTGCGTATTCATTTAGAAATTGCACTCAGTATAGAACTCCACTTGGGTTAGATTTATCTGGAACTCCATTGAACGATACTATAATGGCACTTCATCAAATACTTCCAAGATTTAAAGAAGAGCATAAGTTACAGAAAGTACAATGTGTAATACTTACTGATGGTGAAGCAGGACAATTAACTTATCACAAAGAAGTTCAGAGACATTGGGAAGATGAACCATATCTTGGATGTGGATACGTTCATCGCAATACTGTATTGAGAGATCGTAAACTAGGAACTACATATACCTTTAATGTTAAAGGATGGGCACAAATAACAGATGTGTTACTTCGTAATTTAAAGGATAGATTTACAGATATGAATTTAATTGGAATTCGTCTTCTTTCGCCAAGAGATGGGAATCCATTTATTCGTGCATACCACTTTACAGAAGATCAAGAGTTTGATAGACTAGTAAAGGACTGGAAGAAAGATAAAGCATTTGCTATTAAAGAATCTGGATATGATACTTATTTTGGGTTATCTTCAACAGCATTAGCAAATGATGATGACTTTGAGGTGCAGGAAGATGCTACAAAAGCACAGATCAAGCGTGCTTTTGTAAAGAGTCTTAAGAATAAGAAAATGAATAAAAAAATACTTGGTGAATTTATCGAATTAGTGGTATAATGTCAGCATGAATATTTTTGTAACCCATCCTGATCCACATGTATCGGCAAAAGTATTGCCTGATAAACATGTGGTTAAGATGCCATTGGAGACATGTCAAATGCTCTCCATTGTCTTCTCCCATTGGTACTATGACTGGGGTGATGATTTAGTTAAAAAGAAAGATGGTACACCATATTCAGTTAAGAAAGGTGCTTTCCGTAATCATCCTTGCACCCAATGGGCAGGTGCTAGTATATACAATACAGCATGGTTAATACAACATGGTTGTGCTTTATCTGGTGAGTATACTCATCGTTATGGTAAATTGCATGGATGCCATAAAGCATTATTTGAAGCAAAGAAAACATTTCACAGATTCGCAGGAGAAGTAATTACATGTTATTGTATGGTAGAATCATTTACTCGTGCAATGCCAGATGAATATAAACATAACACAAGCATTGACACTTTTACTGCTTACAAGAATTACATTAGCAGCAAACCTTGGGTTGCATCTAATTATCTTCGTGACCCATCCAGAAAGCCAGATTGGGTCCAATAATTAAAGTGTCTACTAGGGGGTGTTATACCCCCTTTTTATTGTTATAATATATTCATAAATAAAAACACTACACCATGCCTTTTGAAGTTAAAATGACCGAAGATCAAATTTTTGATTCTTTGAAAAGTACTTATGGGACTGAATTTACTGCTTTAGATATTCGTGGATTTTGTGCTCTTAATGACATTTCTTACCAGACTGTAACTAAAAAAATAAAACAGTATAAGATTGGTAAAGGGAAATGGAATCTTGAAGTTACTACTAAAGTAGTAGAAGATATTGAAAAATCATTTAATGCTCCTGCGGTTCAACCTGTTATTGAGCAAAATCTTGTTCCTGAAAAGGATGAAACATTTGTTAAATTTGGCCCATTTGTAGATCTTAAAAAAGTTATACAAAGTAAGCTTTTTTATCCTACTTTTATTACTGGTCTTTCTGGAAATGGAAAGACATTTTCGGTAGAGCAAGCTTGTGCTCAATTAGGTAGAGAACTTATCCGTGTAAACATTACTATTGAAACTGATGAAGATGATCTTATTGGTGGGTTCCGTCTTGTTGATGGGGCAACTGTTTGGCATAACGGACCTGTCGTGGAGGCACTCGAAAGAGGAGCTGTCTTGCTACTCGATGAGGTTGACTTGGCGAGTAACAAGATATTATGCTTACAATCCATACTTGAAGGCAAAGGTGTGTTCCTAAAAAAAATAGGTAGGTATGTCAGACCAAGTTCAGGATTCAATATCATTGCAACTGCTAATACTAAAGGGAAAGGGTCTGACGATGGAAGATTCATTGGTACTAATGTTCTTAATGAAGCTTTCTTGGAAAGATTCCCCGTAACTTTTGAGCAGGATTATCCAGCACCATCATCAGAAGAAAAGATTCTTCTTAATGTTGCTCAAACTATTGGGGTGCAAGATAAAGATTTTTGTAAGAGACTTGTAGATTGGGCAGATATTATTCGTAAAACATTCTATGATGGTGGTGTAGAGGAAATTATTAGCACTCGTCGTTTAGTTCATATTCTTCGTGCATACAGTATCTTTGGCAATAAAGAAAAGGCTATGAAGGTATGTGTAAATAGGTTTGATGAAGAGACTAAGCAGTCATTTATCGAATTGTATGATAAAGTAGATGCAGAATTTAAACTTAATACTGCTGAAGATAAAATGTATGAGGAAAATGTATGAATTTATGGGAAAATTATAAAAAAGTCTTACATGACACTATCTCACTCCACAATGGGGTAGGTAGTGTCTGGGCACAGTGGGAAGGTAAAGGAACTTCTCTAACTGCAAAGACTTACACAAATGAACACATTATTAAATCAAGAGAGGTAGAGATCTGGAATGAAACATCTTGTATCTATAACAACATCATCTATCCTAAGACTGGAAGTGATCTTCCCTGTTTTGGCATGGATCTCATGGGATTTACTGATAAAAAGGTTATCATAGTATTTGATTTTCAACATCCAGAAGAAAATCATTTGTTTTCAGTAGAGGGGTTACCAAAGGGAAGAGGTGATTATCGATTCTTTGAACCTGGTAATCATTTTTCTGAAAACATATACATTGAGTATTGCACGATGTCTGAAGTTGATGAACATCTAGAAATGTTTACTAATTACTTGACTAAGTACAAAAATATGTTAGAATATAAGAAACCCATTGGTGTTGATACTAATGTTTATAAAGATTTTGATGCTTATATGACTAAACTTGATCCTGTGGGAGGATATCTTGCTGGTAAGTTTGGAAAGGAAAAAGCAGAAAGTTTAGTAAACGATTTTTTATTTTGCTATGGTTAATGCATGGAGTCTAGCATACTCAATACTAAATGGAACATTTGATGAAGACTATCCTATTATGACTGATGACAATAAAATCACTCCACAAGAAAGTGATGAATATGATCCAATAGAATCAACTGATTCTCAAGATCTTGGTAATGGAATTACTATTAGTGGACTGCACGATGGTGTATCAGTTGCTAATATTTCAATGGGAATAGGAGAAGGGGATATAGCTCATTCAGATTATTGGTACGATTACACTCGTAATGATCCTGACATGCCAAATCCTTTCATAAATACCGAGGATCCAACACAGGAGATTATGTCAGACGGAAGAAACAAGTATCATGAAGAGGAGATACTTAAAGATATAGGAGAGTACGTATCCCGTACTTATAATGGACATTATACAGGAACTAAACATGAGTACCGTAATGTTCAGACAATAGACTTGATGGCATCTAGGGATCTTGCTTCTGATTTCTGTCAAGCAAACATTCTCAAGTACGGTAGCCGTTATGGGAGTAAGGATGGTAAGAATAAAACGGACTTGATGAAAGTCATACATTATGCTATGCTATTACTGCATTTTGATGAACATTATGGTAAACCAAAATTTACCAGTGGTAATATTGACCACAACATGCCTTAATAATGAAACTGAGACCTACAACAATGAAGTTATCTGATAACACTTTGACAATTTTGAAAAACTTTGCTGGAATTAATAATTCTATTTTGGTAAAGAAAGGAACTAAGCTTCGCACTATTTCTGTTGCCAAGAATATTCTTGCAGAAGCAGAGATTAGACCAGAAGATTTTCCACGTGATTTTGCAATCTATGATTTAAATCAATTTTTAAATGGATTGAGTTTACATCAAGATCCTGAAATGGATTTTAGTGAAGAATCCTATTTAACTATTCGTGAGGGTAGAAGAAAAGTTAAGTATTTTTATGCTGATCCTGCGGTAATTATTTCTCCACCTGAGAAGGAGATTACTTTACCATCTGAGGATGTTCATTTCCAATTAGATAGTTCTTCATTAGAAAAATTATTAAAGGCTGCAGCAGTATATCAACTTCCTGATTTTTGTGTAGTGGGAAATGCTGGTGTTATTAAGTTAGTAGTGCGTGATAAAAAGAATGATACTTCTAATGAATATTCTATTAAAGTAGGAGAAACTGATAAGGAGTTTGTATTTAACTTTAAGGTGGAGAATATTAAGATTATTCCTGGTGCTTATGATGTAGTAGTTTCTTCTAAGTTATTATCTAAATTTACTAATACTAGTTTTGAACTTAATTATTTTATTGCACTTGAACCAGATTCTACATTTAACTCATGAATAGGTATAAAGTAACTATTAAACAAACTAAGATTTATGAGTGTGAGGTTAATGCTGATGGTGGGTATGAGTCTGCTAATAAAGCATTGGAACTTCCTAATCAATGGAAATTAATAGAATCTAATAAAGAAGCGATTGGAGCTCAATTAAAAAAAGAAGGTATTCGTGAATGAGATTAACACAGGAAATTATTGATAAAATTGCAGTTGCAATGCAACACACCAAAATGAATGGTGAAACCAACTGGAAAGATGGTGATGAAATTGAAGTATGTCTAGGTGGACATTATGCTGCTGATAAATTCATAGCAATTCACAATAGATCTAAGAATCCTGTTGTGTCTGCTGCTCCACATCCTGATTTTGATTATGAGAAACAGGAATGGAAAGGAGGATCTAATTCATTAGGAAGATCAGCAGGTTATAATTTGGAGAAAGACTCATAATGTGGTATATTATTTTTTGGACAGCAATTACGATGACCATTCTTATCTCTTTAGGAGTATTTAAAAAGTGAGTGATTTTATATGGGTTGAAAAATACAGACCCAAAACAATTGATGAATGTATTCTTCCTGATGGTATTAAGAAAACCTTTAATGATTTTCTAAATAAAGGAGAAATACCTAATATGTTACTTGCTGGTCCTCCTGGTGTAGGAAAGACCACAGTAGCTAAGGCACTCTGTAACGAATTAGGAGTAGACTTTTATGTCATCAACGGATCCGATGAGGGAAGATTCCTCGACACAGTACGAAACAACGCAAAAAACTTTGCATCTACTGTATCGTTGTCTTCGGAGGCGAAGCACAAGGTCATCATCATTGACGAAGCAGATAACACAACATCGGATGTACAACTCTTACTTAGAGCTTCTATTGAGGAATTCTCAAATAATTGTAGATTCATTTTCACGTGCAATTACAAAAACAAAATAATTGAGCCTTTGCATTCTAGATGTGCAGTTATTGATTTTTCTATTACAAAGAAGGATAAACCAGTAATTGCTGCTGCCTTCTTTAAGAGACTTAATGATATTTTAGATACTGAAAGAATTAATTCTGACAAGAAAGTTTTAGTAGAACTTGTCAATAAACATTTTCCTGATTGGAGAAGGATCTTAAATGAATGTCAGAGATATTCTGTGGGTGGGGAAATAGATTCTGGTATTCTTGCTGCTTTTTCTGATGTTGCTGTCAATGACCTTATTAAAAACCTTAAGACAAAAAACTTTTCTGAAGTACGTAAGTGGGTCAACACTAATATGGATAACGATACTTCTGTCTTATTCCGTAGGATTTATGATAGTCTTTACGAATGTTTGGTTCCGACTACTATACCTGCTGCTGTTCTGGTTATTGCTAAGTATCAATATCAAATGGCATTCGTTGCAGATCAAGAAATAAATATGCTTGCATGTTTGACAGAAATTATGGTAGAATGTGAATTCAAATGATGAATAAAATGATTACAAAAGAAAAGCAAAGAAATCAAGTCAAGTCTAAATTCTATTATATATTTTGGGGTCTTGCTACATTATCAGTATTTGCTGGTCAGATTTATGTTGGGTCTGGATATCGTCAGATGTCAAGATCTTTTAATCGTATCATGGATGCGATAGTTGTTGAAATTGAAGGTTCTATGAATGATCCAAGGAGATTTTACTAATGAAACAGACAGAAAACTATGAACAACTTTTAGCAAGATTTACTAAAAGAATAGATCAGGTCAGTAAAAAGAAAGAAGGGTTAGATCCATCATTTGATGAATGGTTAAAAGTTGATTCACAACTCCACTATCTTCGTGGTTGTAAGGAAACTATTGAATATCTTATGACAGGTAAGTTACCTAATGATGGTAATCATGATGGAATGGCCAATCATAAACCAAGACATGGTGGAGATCTGGATGCTCTATGAGACCAGAAACTAGAGAAGCAATGAAGATGTTGTTCTGTGCGAAATGGAATGTTCCACAGGCAGCAAAACATTGTAATCTAACACGTAAGGAAATGATGATTACTTTTAATGAGTATTGTGCCTTACATGGTCCTACACATATTAACTTTGATAATGAAATTCAATTGAGTTTTGATTATGATTATTCCTGAGGCTGATGCCGAATGGGCTGCTGATGAATTTATTGACTATTTTGAAAACTTTACTTCTATTGAGGATTATCTTCGATATGTAAAGAGAGAAATAGTTGCTGAAGAAAATCCTTTAACCTCATTAAAGGATGAGTTTTTTAATGAGGATATCCATCCTGAAGAGATGGAGTTTGATATTAAGTTTGTTGGAAAACGTTTTCAAAATGCACTTCCACAGGAACATTATATAAATCTATTACAGGCAGTATCATCACATAACAATGAAAGTAATATACCAGGTAGAGAACTTCGTTGGATGGTCTATGAGAAAAGGTCTCAGCAGGTACTGGGATTTATTCGTTTTGGGTCTCCTACTATTAATTCTAAACCTAGAAATCTTTGGTTAGGTCATCAACCTAATCTTTCTATATTCAATCGACATGCTGTAATGGGATTTGTAATAGTTCCATCTCAACCGTTTGGATATAACTATTTGGGTGGAAAACTTCTAGCCCTTTTATGTGTTTCTCATTTTGCTAGAGAGACTTTGAATGAAGTATTTGAGAAAGAGATTGGATTATTTGAAACGACATCTCTATATGGATCTACCACCTCTGCATCACAGTATGATGGTCTTAAACCTTATATGAGGTATAAAGGTCTAACAGAGAGTAAGTTCCTTCCCCTGCTTCATGCAGATGTGTTTCATAAACTTCATGATCATTTTACCAAACTGAATAATAATCAACCTTTAACAGAGAACAGAGCATCTTCTAAGAAGATGAAGAGACAGACTAAGATGATTGCGTGGATCAAAAACTCTCTTAAGGAATATGGTAAGATGGAAAAATTAGAGAAGTTTAATGCTGTCATTGATATGGCATTTGGACTTACTCAGAAGAAGAGATTTTATATTTCTGATTATGGATATGCTAACATTCGTGAAGTACTACTTGGTGAAGAAGATAAATTAAGAAAAGGTCAGAACTGGGACAAGTTTCATTTAGAGAATATTATTTCTTGGTGGAAGCGTAAAGCAACCAAAAGATATGATAAACTTAAACAAGAAAATAGATTCAGAGATAAAGTCGAACTCTGGACTGAAGACAACAACATTCAAATTATCCGATGAGTTTAGAAGACCACGAACACGTAAATGACCTCTATGAGGATATGGAGAGGCTTAATGCACTCTATGAAGAGTTAATGTGGCCACATGATATGGAACTTGATTTTTCTGCTGACTATGAAAATAATCGTATCATAATTCAATTAAAAGATGATAAAATAAAACGACCTGCACTATGACAATGATTAATGTATATGATAATTTTTTTAGTGAAGAAATTAGAAATGAAATTTGGAATTTATTATTAAGACCTAAATGGATTCCTGATGGTGGAAATTCTAATAATTGGTTTTGGCATATGAATGATTTGGAACAAGAATCATATTTTAATGATTATTTGTATAATATCATTTGTGATAAATTAGAAAAAAGATATGAAGTTAAAAGGATCTATGCTAATGGACAATCTTCAGGTCAAATAGGAAATCCTCATACAGATGATGGAGACTTTACCTTTCTATATTATCCAAATCCAAAATGGGAATTGGATTGGAATGGTCATTTAATTTTTTCTGAAGATGAGAAAGAACCTACTAGAATTGTTGGATATAAACCAAATCGTGCTATACTGTTTCCTGCTAAGATAATGCATTATGCTGATGCACCTCATCGGTATTTTACTGGGTTTAGAATATCTCTAGCATATAAATTTTTAGAAATCAATGAGAATGAATCTTGAAACTAAATTAGTCTTTGCACTTGAGCATGTGGCTCATTTGGAAGATCTTATAGAAGGTAATGAGTGGGAACACTACTTATCTCAGAATCTTTCTACTATGAAGTATGAATTTGAAAGACAACTTTCTCTTGAACAGGATAGAAAAAATAGAAAATGACAATATTTGAATTAATTATCATTCCTATTATATTCTTTGAAGAGTTTGTAAAAAGAACTTTAATTGGGATATATTATATGTGGCAAAAATATGATTATTGGAGTCATAATAGAAGAGTAGCTAGAGATGCTAGAGAAGCAGAAAAAAATCCTCCCACATTACCATGACTGAATTGAAAGATTGGTTGAACTCAATTAACCAGACAAAGAAAAATTTAATTGATGAAGATCCTTCATTAGAAAAGGATTACTCACCTTATATTGTGAATCGTATTTATTCGGGTCATTTGGATTCTATTATGTTTTCTAATGAAATGAATCAATATCATTTTCTACCAAAGAAAATGCAATATGATTTTTTTCTAAATACACTCAGACCTAAGAAGAGATTCTCTCCTTGGTTACGTAAAGATAAAATCAAAGACCTTGAATTGGTGAAACGTTATTATGGTTATAGTAACGAAAAGGCAAAACAAGCTCTGCGAATCCTAACAAACGAACAACTTAATTTTATAAGATCTAAATTTGAAACTGGAGGAAGACAATGAGTGTGGTTCAAGAGCCTGAGGTAAAGTGGGCACCCGAACAGATGGTGGAGGTAACCCTTAATGAGCCTGATGATTTCTTAAAAGTCCGTGAGACTTTAACAAGAATTGGTGTAGCATCAAGAAAAGAAAAGAAGATATATCAATCATGTCATATATTACATAAGCAAGGTAGATATTACCTTGTTCATTTTAAAGAACTTTTTGCACTTGACGGGAAACATGCTAACCTTACTTCTAACGACGTTCAGCGTCGGAACCGTATTGCTCAGTTGCTTTCTGATTGGGGATTGGTTGGTGTCGTAGACACTACTAAAATACAGGATATTGCACCCTTAAATCAGATTAAAGTGTTATCGTATCGTGATAAAGGTGAATGGATACTGGAGACGAAGTATAATATAGGTAGCAAGAAGAAAAAAGTTGACGAATCCTAATAGTCTTTATAACGGTATTAATGAACGTCTTTTCTATACATTAGGAAAACGTCCTGATACTGCCTCTTTACATGATTTCTATATGGCATTAAGTTATGCTGTAAGAGATCAGATGATGAATTATTGGTTGTCTATGGAGACACCTACTGAGAAAGAGGTGGCATATCTTTCTGCAGAATTTTTAATTGGTCCTCAGTTAGGTAATAATCTTATAAGTCTTGGTATAAAGAATGAAGCAGAAGAAGCATTAACATCATTTGGATATACCTTAGATCAAATTTTAGATGTAGCAGAAGAACCTGGATTGGGTAATGGTGGATTAGGGAGACTAGCAGCATGTTATATGGACTCTCTAGCGACTTTACAAGTCCCTGCCACTGGTTATGGTATAAGATATAAGTATGGTATATTCAAGCAGCAGATAAGAGATAATCAGCAAATAGAGGTTACTGATAATTGGTTACATGGAGAATGGCCATGGGAACTTTGTCACCCAGATGAATCCGTTCATGTTGGATTTGGTGGTAAGGTAGAGAATTATGTATCGGATAGAGGAAATTATAGAGTAAGATGGGTTCCTGAAGAAAAGGTTATTGCTGTTCCTTATGATATCCTCCAATTAGGATATAAGGTTAATAATTGTAATAGAATTAGGTTATGGAGAGCAGATGCAACTGAGACATTTGATTTCTATGCTTTTAATATAGGTGACTATATGGGATCAGTAGAACAGAGTGTTTCTTCTGAAACTATTTCTAAAGTTCTATATCCTAATGATGGTACAGATGCTGGTAAGATATTAAGATTAAAACAACAACATTTCTTTGTGAGTGCATCTCTTCAGGATATGTTGAGAAGTTTAGATAAACGTGGATATGAGATAGAAGACTTCCCACATCATTGGCAGGTTCAATTAAATGATACTCATCCTGCTATTGCTGTAGCTGAGTTGATGAGACTCCTTGTTGATGAAAGGCATCTTGAATGGGAACAGGCATGGGAGATAGTAACTAAATCAGTTGCTTATACTAATCATACACTTTTACCAGAAGCACTTGAGAAGTGGGATCTTAAATTATTTAAGACTCTTCTACCAAGGCATATGGAAATTATCTATGAGATTAATCGTAGATTTTTACAAGTGGTACGTTTACACTATCCTGCTGATGATAAGATGTTGGAGAAAATGTCTATCATTGATGAGCGTGGTAATAAGGCAGTTCGGATGGCACATCTAGCCACCATAGGTTCTCATCATGTAAATGGTGTTGCTGCATTACATTCTGAATTAGTTAAGACGCAATTGATGCCAGAGTTTTATGATCTATGGCCTCATAAGTTTACTAATGTGACTAATGGTGTTACGCCACGTAGATGGATTGCATCTTCCAATCCTGCTCTTACTAATTTAATTAATGAGTATGTGGGTGAAGATTGGATTACCAATATGGATGCTATTAAAAAGTTGGAAGATCATCAATATGATCCCCTACTTAATGAAAAAATTGGAGAGACTAAGTTGTTAGGTAAACATCATTTAGCAACGTATATTTTTGATAATCTTGGTATTGCTGTAGATCCTTCTAGTATGTTTGATGTGCAAGTTAAACGTATACATGAATATAAGAGACAACATCTTCTTGCTTTATGGATTGTTTCTCAATATCTAAGAATTAAAAACGGAGTCGATGTAGTTCCTCGCACAATAATATTTGGTGGTAAGGCAGCACCAGGATATTATATGGCTAAATTGATTATAGAATTTATTTGTAATATTGCCGAAGTAGTAAATACTGATCCTGATATGGATGGTAAGTTACGTGTAGTATTCTTACCAAATTATAGTGTGAAGTTAGGGGAGAAAGTTTATCCTGCCGCAGATTTATCAGAACAGATTTCTACTGCTGGTAAAGAAGCATCAGGTACAGGTAACATGAAGTTCCAGATGAATGGTGCTTTAACTATTGGAACACTTGATGGTGCCAATGTAGAGATACGTGATCTTGTAGGAGAAGAGAACTTCTTTTTGTTTGGGCATGATGAAATAGGTATTGCAAAATTGTGGGAAATGGGGTATGATCCTAAGAGTCATATGAGTTCTGAACTCTGGGAAGTTATTAATTTAATTAAGGGTGGTCATTTCAGTCAAGGAGACAAAGAGAAGTTCGAACCTTTATTAGATAATCTTCTTAATCATGATCCTTTCTGTGTCTTTGCAGATTTTTCTGATTATTGTGATGCACAAGATCGTGTAAGTAGAGCTTGGATTAATCGTGATGCGTGGAATAGAATGTCGTTATTGAATACTGCCAGATCAGGATTCTTTTCATCAGATCGTTCTATTAGAGATTATTGTTCTAAAATATGGAGTATTAATTAATGAGAACGCAAAACAAAGAAAACTATTATTATATGTTTTGGGTGGTGGCAATGGTTGCTTTCATAGCACCTCAAGTATTAACAGCAGTTGCATATCATAAAATTGCTGATTACTTAAATAATCAACCAGTAAAAGTTCAGGTAGTCAAATGAGATTCAAAGCAACTGTATTTGTAAAATTAAGAGGATCTGTATCAGATGCTGCTGGTAATGCAGTAATGAATAATACTAGTAGAATTGCTCCTAAACTTAAATCAAATCTCTTACGAATTGGTAAGTGTATTGATTATTGGTTTGAAGCTGAAGATTATGAAACAGCAGAAAAGGAGTTATATCTTCTGAGTGATCAGATGTTGGCAAATACTGTTATAGAAGATTGGAGTTATGAATTAACAGAAACAGAACAAACTGGTATAGGAAATATATCAAATGATAATGCTGGTACATCAAAACATCATTTATTTGAGCAATGAGAAAATACTTATTTGATGTTGATGGGACAATAACTCCCAGTAGAAAGAAAATTAAACATGAGTTTTGGGCACCTTTTCTTATATTTTGTCGTCAACATGATGTTTATCTTGTTACTGGTAGTGACAGGGAAAAAACTGTAGAGCAAGTGGGATTAGATATATTCTATACGGCTAAAAGAGTTTATAATTGTTCTGGTAGTGATGCTTATGAAAAGGATGTAAATGTCTATAGAGATAATTGGGAGTTGCCAAAAAAGGTAGAAAAATTTTTGGAGGATGAATTAGCATATAGTTCTTTTCCTATTCGTAATGGATTGCATATTGAAAGAAGGCCTGGTGGAGTTAATTTTAGTATTTTAGGTAGAGGTAAGGATCCTTCTGCTGGTAGAGCAGAGTATGTTAAATGGGATAAAGAAAGATTAGAAAGACAGGATATTGCAGATAGACTTAGAAGTGCATTTCCAGATTTATCCGTAGCACTGGGAGGTCAAACAGGTCTTGATTTAGGCCCTTTAGGTAGTGATAAGAGTCAAATATTGAGAGATTTTTCTCAAGATGATGAATTATATTTTTTCGGTGATAGGATGGAAGAAGGTGGTAATGATTATTCTTTAGGGGAAGCAGTAAAGAAAATGGGCGGTAAAGCGTACCATGTGAAAGATTGGAAGGATACCCGAACCAAACTTATAGAGTTAACCGATGCCCCAAAATAAGAATGTGTGATTAAATAGTAGTGTCGCCGTAAGGGACAACATTTACACTCGCTTATTTAAGGAGAACTATCATGGGCACACTACAACGCTATCACTCAGCTAATCTTCCAGAATTAATGGATAGGATTACAAAGAACAGTATAGGATTAGATGATTACTTCAATAATTTCTTTAGTTCTGAGTTTCCAACAACTAATTATCCCCCATACAATTTGATACAAGTAAATAATCATGAATCGAAATTGGAGATTGCTCTTGCGGGGTTCGGGAAAGACGAGGTTAAAGTCTATACCGAATTTGGAAAGTTATATGTCGAGGGCAAAAAAGAAGAAACTGAAGTTGATGGAACATTTGTCCACAAAGGATTGGCCCAACGAAGCTTCCAGAGAGTTTGGACGGTCTCCGACGATACGAAGGTTGGATCCGTCAAGTTTGTTGATGGACTCCTCACCGTGGAGTTGAAGAAGATAGTTCCAGAACATCATGCTCGGAAAGAGTATCTATAAATAAAATGGTTCGAGATGGATCAAACGGGTTCCTTGACGGAACCCTTTTTTATTGGTATAATAATGAGGATCGAATAGAACAATGTCAATTAAACTTGCACTCTTAAAATCTGGTGAGAATATAATTGCTGATATTAAAGAACTAATATCAGACGATAAGACATGTGGGTATCTTTTTACTAATCCACATCTTTTAGGTACAAGGACTCCTATTCTTTTATCAGAAGATAATGATCTTGCTGGTGATGTAGAAATTTCTCTTACTCCATGGATTATTTTATCAGCTGATGAAAAAGTACCTGTCAGATCAGATTGGATAGTTACAATAGTGGAACCAGTCGATACAGTCAAAAAAATCTATGAGGAAAAAGTAAATGGCCAAAGTAGTCAAACTGATAATTCTGACGAGCAAAGAAATCTTAGTGAGTGAGATTGAAGAAGTTACTGGGGAAATTGGAGAACCTGACTGTAAATTAATTCATCCAGTAATTTTAAAAACGACTGAAGAAAAAATTACGGTTGAGGAAGGTAAGGTTCTCCTTTCACCATGGTTACAAGCCTTTACACCAGATACTACATTTATGATAAGTTCTGATAAGATAATAACTCTTGCAGAACCTGCAGAAAACATTCTTGAAAAATACGAAGCTCTTATTAAAAAGAAATGAGATTCTACACTAATGTCCAGATGGTTGGAGACAACTTCTTGGTTCGTGGTTATGAAAATGGAAGACATTTTGCCACCAGAGAGAAGTTTTATCCAACCCTTTTTGTCTCTTCTAATAAGAAGAGTAAGTATAAAACTTTGGAGGGTGAATATGTAGAACCTGTCGAACCTGGAACTGTCCGTGAGAGTAGGGACTTTATAAAAAGGTATGATAATGTTGAGGGGTTTAAAGTTTATGGTAATGAGAGATTTATATACCAATATATTTCTGAGAAGTATCCAGAAGAAGAGATAAAGTTTGATACCAGCAAGATTAAGATAACTACTATTGATATTGAGGTGGCATCGGAGAATGGATTCCCTGATGTGGAATCTGCCGCAGAAGAAATATTACTTATTACTTTACAAGATTATAATACAAAACAGATTCGCACGTGGGGATTGGGCCCATTTAATAATAAACAAGAGAATGTAATTTATAAAGGTTTTAGAACTGAGTATGAACTTCTAACCGATTTTATTAATTGGTGGATGATAGAAGATAATACACCAGAGGTTGTGACTGGATGGAATAGTGAACTATATGATATTCCATATCTTTGTCGTCGTTTGGATAGGATTCTAGGTGAGAAGTTAATGAGAAGAATGTCACCATGGGGTTTGGTGACAGAGAAGGAGATTCATATTATGGGTCGTAGGAATATTTCTTATGATATTGGTGGTGTGACTCAGTTGGACTATCTTAATCTCTATAAAAAGTTTACTTATAAGGCACAAGAATCTTATAGGTTGGATTATATTGCTAGTGTGGAACTGGGACAGAAGAAGTTAGATCACTCTGAGTTTGATACGTTTAAGGACTTCTACACAAAAGGTTGGCAGAAGTTTGTAGAGTATAATATAATTGACGTGGAACTTGTTGACCGTCTGGAAGACAAAATGAAACTCATCGAACTTGCCATAGTTATGGCATATGATGCGAAGGCAAATTATGCTGATGTGTTTTCACAAGTTCGGATGTGGGATACGATAATTTATAATTACTTAAAGAAGAGGAATATTGTTATTCCACCAAAAGAAAGATCCGATAAGGACGCAAAATACGCAGGAGCTTATGTCAAGGAACCGATACCAGGAAAGTATGATTGGGTTGTCTCTTTTGACCTTAACAGCCTGTATCCTCATCTTATTATGCAATACAATATCAGTCCAGAGACCCTCAGGGAGACTAGACACGGTAGTGCCAGCGTTGAGGGGCTCTTAAATCAGGAAATAAAGATTGATGGGGATTATGCAGTTTGTGCGAATGGAGCACAATATAGGAAAGATGTGCGTGGATTTCTCCCAGAATTGATGGAGAAAATTTATAAAGATCGCACCATCTATAAGAGGAAGATGCTTGATGCAAAACAGCAGTATGAAAAGAAGAAAACAAAGACACTTGAAAAGGAGATTGCTAGATGTAACAATATTCAGATGGCCAGAAAGATTCAACTTAATAGTGCTTATGGTGCTATTGGCAATCAGTATTTTCGATACTACAAACTGGCTAACGCTGAAGCAATTACCTTAAGTGGGCAGGTATCCATTCGATGGATTGAGAATAAGATGAATGCTTATATTAATAAGATCTTAAAAACTGACGGAGAAGATTATGTTATTGCTTCAGATACTGATTCCATCTATCTTAATCTGGGCCCTCTGGTTGACGCTGTATACAAGGGCAGAGAGAAAACTAATGAGGGCGTTGTTAAATTCCTTAACAAGGTGTGTGAAACTCAATTTGAACCTTTTATTGAGAGTTCTTATGAAGCGTTGGCCAAGTACGTAAGTGCCTATGATAATAAGATGGTCATGAAAAGGGAGAACATTGCCGATAGAGGTATATGGACTGCCAAGAAAAGATACATCTTAAATGTATGGGACAGTGAGGGTGTTCGATATGAAGAACCTAAATTGAAGATGATGGGTATTGAGGCAGTTAAATCTTCTACACCTGCACCTTGTCGTACCATGATTAAGGATGCACTCAAACTTATGATGAATGCTACTGAGGATGATGTGATTGATTTTATCGATAAGTGTCGTAAGGAATTCAAGGCATTGCCACCAGAGGATATAGCATTTCCTCGTACTGCATCTGATGTTCGTAAGTATCAGGCATCTTCTACGATATATGCGAAGGGAACTCCTATACATATACGGGGTGCATTATTATTCAACCATTATGTCAAACAAAAAAAGTTGACTAATAAATATTCACTCATCGGTAATGGAGAAAAAGTCAAGTTTCTCTATCTTAAAAAACCGAATATCATACAGGAGAATGTTCTATCGTTTATTCAGGACTTCCCTCATGAACTTGGTCTTGACAAATACATCGACTATGACCTACAATTTGAGAAGAGTTTTGTAGAACCTCTCAAGGCAATTCTTGATGCCATAGGATGGAATGTCGAAAAAACTGTAAACTTAGAACTATTTTTTACCTAATGGAATTGCCTATTAACGATAAAGAACTTTCCACAATCGTCAATTCATTGACTTTGGGTGGGGACACTGCATTATATGAAAAACTTAAATTAGTTAGAAATATTAGGGAAGAAAATCCTAATGGAAATTATAAAAAAATACTACGTGATAATTATGGAATGGTGATATAATGAGAGTTGATAGACACTTCAATCCTGTGGATGATCTTGAGAAAGAACTACTACAGGAACTTGAAGGTATCGCAAGACAGTTAAATGGAAAGATTACTTATAGTACTTATGGAAATAGTATGGGTAAATCTTCTAAAACTGTAACTATTGAATACGACATTACAGAATAGTATGGATTTTTTAAAAGAGATAGTAAAAGAAATTGGTGATGAATACACCCAAATCGCATCAAACATCGAAGGATCAGAAAGATTCATCGACACAGGATCATATATCTTTAATGCAGTGGTTAGCGGTTCCATTCATGGTGGTGTATCTAGTAATAAGATTACTGCCATCGCTGGTGAAAGCAGTACTGGAAAGACTTTTTTCTCACTCGCTGTGGTTAAAAACTTTCTTGATTCTAATCCTGATGGGTATTGTCTCTATTTTGATACTGAAGCCGCAGTTAATAAACCATTACTTGAATCTCGTGGGATTGACTTAAGTAGACTGGTTGTAGTTAATGTAGTAACTATTGAAGAGTTTAGATCAAAGGCACTTAGAGCAGTCGATATATATCTTAAAACCCCCATAGAGAGTCGCAAACCTTGTATGTTTGTGTTAGACTCTTTAGGAATGCTTTCCACTGAAAAAGAAATTACTGATGCATTAAATGACAAACAGGTTCGTGATATGACTAAATCACAACTTGTTAAAGGTGCATTTAGGATGTTGACTTTGAAATTAGGACAAGCTAATATTCCTTTAATTGTAACTAATCACACCTATGATGTCATCGGTTCTTATGTCCCCACAAAAGAAATGGGTGGAGGTAGCGGTCTTAAGTACGCTGCTAGTAC